TGGTTGTTTTAATTTATCTAAAACAATGTTGATTGTTCGACCTGTAACATCGTGTGTAATTGCTTCATTGACGATATCATCAATTGCCATCTCTAATTCAGGATGGTTTGCCATTTCACGATAACGAGTGATTAATTCGAGTTCGTTACGAACCGCACCCTCTAAATCGACATAAGTGCCGTAATAAGGGTTAGATGTGATGGTAACTGCACCATCATCCATCGCTTCATTTGGAAGTGCGAAAGAAGGTTGTTCAGGTGATTGAGCCCGAACAATGTCTTGTTTACCTAGGGTGAAGCCAAAGAGTTTAATTGCCATTAAAAATCATCCTAAAAAAATTGAAGAAAGGCCGAAGCCTTTCTTCTTACACAACACCGTCTGCTACTGATTCCCACCATTGATAGGTGAGAGTTACAGAAAACTCCTCAATTGCATCATTTGAACCCCAATCAACATCAATAGGTGTGATATCGGTTGGGAATAAACCTACAAATTTATATTTCTTTAAATTGTTACCTTGTTTACCAAACTGTGTAACATCACCATCAACTGTGTAACCTAAAGGTGCTAAAGCAATTGGATTGCGGATATTAAGGTTGTGAGAATTAATACCATTCATCCATCTTTCAAAAGCATTGCGAACTGAAAAATCTTCGTCATTAATAACGGTGATTGTCCAATCGGCAAATGTTCTGTTGCCAGCAAACTTTAATTCACGACCAAAGTATTGAACAGGTACTACACCAATTGTTGCACCTGGTAACTGAGCAGTTTTACACATGAATGTTAATTTTGTTTGTGCATTTCCTGGCGCAGAGAACGCAGGAAATGGCATAGAAACTTCAAACAGATTAGGACGAGCACCGTCACCAACCATCTGACTTCTAAAATCGTTTACATTAAATGCCATTTAATTATCTCCTGTTTCTCTATTTATTAGAACTTCCCAACTACTTCATCGAAGCTTACGCCTGTGCGAACCGCAACGAAGTTGAGTTGGATAAAGTTGATTGAGCGTGCAGGTTTAATGTAGATATCACCGATAAATTCATTGCGGTCGATAACTTCACCAGTATTATTGGTTTCGTCACAAACTACACGGAAGTCGGTAATACCACGGCGACCTTGAACATCACGCAAGAATGGTTCTACTAATGAAACAAACTGCGCTCTGGTGAATTGGTCGTTAAATTCAAACAATGAGAAACGAGCCGCACGAGCAATTGATTTCTCAAGCACAATGAATAAACGGCGAACATTGATGCGGTCAAACGCAGATGGTTTGCTTTGCAATGTTTTGTCACCAAACAGAACTGTGCCTTCGCCTTGGAATGTAACAACAGGATTAATACCTTTTACATACAAGGTGTCACGGTCAGTCTTAGTTGGGTTGTATGCCAACTTAATAATGTTTTTGATGATACCACGATTTAAACCACCTGGTGAGAACCATGGGTCTCTCTCTTGGTCTGTTCTTGCACATAGACCTGCAATATCACCATTTAAAGGAACCCAACGATATACATCGTTATACTTGTCGTATTGATATTTCCAGTTACCATCTAACACGGCATAAGAAGTTGAAGTCAATGTATCACGGTATGTAACTGTGTCAGTAGCTTCGTCACCAGCATTGTTTACAACATCTGCTCTTTCTGGTGATAAGAAAACCAAGCAATCTTTGCGTGATTCTGCCATTGAAATGAGACTGTCCGCAAGTGTCTGACCAGAAGGACCTGAAATGACTAATGAAATGTCAACAGAGTCGGCATTGTCAAATGAATCGTATGCAGTCACCACATTGGCAGTTGAAACATTACCATCGGCACCATTTGCAAGTGATACTGTTACATTGGCAGTTAGATTTGCAAATGCAATTGATGAATTACCACCCCAATTTGTACCTGTGGTTGGGTGATCCATCCATTGAATGTATTTGGATTGTGATGCAAGAACATTCTTGTAAAAGGTTGAATTGCCAGAATCGTCTTTTGCATCAGCAGCTTTAGAAGCAAATGGGAATACTTCAAGAACTGTATTTTTAGTTCCTGTAAATTTACCATCTTCATCGATAACAATCATATGAAGTTCATCAAAGCTTCCGCCTTGATTAATTACATATGTTGATGTATTTGGTCTACTTGTAAAGCTAGAAGCATATGTCCAACCACTATATGTGTTGGCATCTGCCATAGAAACTTTAAGAGAGTTACCAATTGAGCCAGGGAAACGAGCGGCAAATTCACCGACTGCGCCTTGACCAGTTGAGTAGTTTAATTCCCAATCATCTTCGTTTTTAATCAGAACAGCAGTTGCTTGATTATTTGCAATTGCGTTTCGAGTGTCGGCGATTGATACCGCACGGACAATTTTTAATGTGTTTGTATATGCTAGGAAGTTTGCGGCTGAGAACCAGTATTCATAATTTGTAGAATCAGGTTTACCAAATCTGTCGGCAAGGCGAACCTCGTCAGAAATAGTAATGATTTCACTGGCTGGACCCCAAGCAAACGGCCCCGCAAATGCGCCAATGCTAGTGGCGACTGAAGGCACAATTGTAGTCAGGTCAATTTCTGATACATTTACGCCTGGTGAGAGCTGAAATGCCATGGATTTCTCCTTTTGTTATAGGATAGAATTCTTTTTATCGTCTATTTAGTTTTTTATAAGCTTGAGGTATGGTAACCTCGTTCAGTCCAAACATCACCGGAATCAATAAGAACTTCTTCTTTTCTTCCGTCATCTATGATTCCGACCGGTGTTAGTTCCTCTTCACCTAACAGATTTTGTTCTTCTAAAAGAACCTTACGGATATCTATGTTTGTCGAATCTTTGAAGTATGATTGTGCGGTTAACCACGAAAACAAAACAAGACCCATCACCAAATCGTCATTATTACCTTCTTCGGCCTCGTATGAATCTCTCACACGAACAAAGGTATTCATTTCGGCAATAGTATCAAAGTCTCTGACAATTAGTTTGTCAGATTCAACAAGAGTTTTTAAGTTTGCACAACCAATCTTTTTGACTGATTTAGTGGTCTTGATACCAAAACTGGTAGACCTCTTAAAACCACCTGAAATACTTTGCCCTTTAATATGGTGATGTTCTAGTTTGTAAATATTTTCATATTCCAAATCATAGTGTAAAATGTCAACAACTTGTTGGCCAATGTTGTTTGTCTCAATCAAAACATATGCTTCATTGTATCTTTTTGCAACCGAATAAATGATTGTTGGAAAGAACAATAAAGGTAATTTATTATTTCTATATTTAGCGACTTGTTTATAGGGTGTTTCCGAAACATCAATGACATTGATTGTCGAATAGTCTCCGCCAACACCTTCAGAACAATCAACTGTGCAGATATACAATCTACCTGGTTTTGGTTGTTCGTGAATATCAAAACATTCTTCTTGGTAGATTGGGTCGAGGAATGCCAAACTACGAAGTTTAGAGCCTGAAATAAGTGTTGCCGATGAACCGATAAACTCAGTTTCAAACTCTTGCCTGAACTGTTCTTCAGAAGTGTTGCGTATCGTTTCTTCTTTCCATTTGGCATCACGACCTGGCACTTGAGACCAATGGACCTCCAATGGTTTGTATAGTGAACGACCCTCAGACGCATCAATCCACATTTTGTAGAAATGATTCAATCCGTATGGTGTAGAAACAACGATAACTTTTGTTGTTTTACCTGAAGTAACAACAGGGTAGGTAGAAGTAAAAAAATCGTCTGCCATGTTTTTAGGAACGAAAGCAAACTCATCTAAGAAAATTAGATTGTATGTACCGCCACGAACACCAGCAGAAGATGTTGCATATGCATTAATCTTAGAACCATTTTCTAATTCAATATTACCTTTGTTCCAAACTTTGATGCCTTGTTGCAACCAAAGTGGAAGATACTCATATGCATATTGAATACGGCCTAAAATCTCACGAGCAAGAGAACCCTTGTTTGCAAGAATGGCAATATTGTAATTTTCTTGGAATAAAACAGACCACAACATGTAACCTGCCGCAGTTGTTGTTTTACCAACCTGACGAGGCATTTTACAGATTGAGAAACGATTGTTGTGAAATGTTTTGACCATATCCTCTTGGAAAGGCCACATTTCAAATGGGACAAGACCTTTGTCCACATTGACAATCTTTACATAATTTCTAACAAAATAAAGAGGGTCTTCCGAACATTTTAATATTTCTTTGACCTGCTCTTCGGTGTATTGTAATTCTACACCAATTCGTTTTAGGTTGTCATTACCAAGATATCCATCACTCATTTTGTAATGCTACGAAGCATCCATCCGTGTTTTTTATGTGCATCTAAACGACCAGCAATAAAATCAGCCAAACCTTGTTGGTCAAGTTCATCTGCCAATTTAAATGCCATGTCAAGTGTCATAATAACTTTTTGATTATCTACCATTAAACGGCGTGCCATTTCTACACCATTTGGAATAGAAAGTTCATCTTCAATTTCAGTAAGTTCTAAGAAACGAGAAAGTGAACCGGGTACATAGGCATCTAATGCACGAATTTCTTCTGCGATTGGATCAACTGCACCATGCAGTTCTTGATAAAGATTTCCAAAAAAATCGTGATATTGCGGAAAGTTTGAACCTTCCACATTCCAATGATAGTTGTGTGCTTTAAGATACATGGCAAAAGTATCTGCCAAAACCTTACGCATCATTTCGATTAAAGTTTCCATAGTGACCTATTTATTCGTTTTTAAAAGTTTGACTAACTCTGCGGTTGAACCTACAAATACTGCTTTATCTACATTTACATTTTTAATAGATGACGATTCTTGTGGAGACAAATCTTTTCGTCTTTTTTGTATTTCAAGCAAGTCTTTATTTAGGTCAGCAAGATTTTTTATGAGTCCTGCGGCAACTTCGTATGCTCTTGGATGTTCAGATGCTTTTGCAACATTCAACAAATCATCCATTGCTTGATTGCCTTTTTCAATAAGATTTCGAATATTGCATCTTGCAAAAGAAGCATCGTCATCTACGACAGTTGCAGGCAAAGTTTCTACTGGTGTTGGTTCTTTAGATTCAACAACTTCAAATTGAATGGGTTCTACATCTAAAACTTCAGACAATTTTTCATTTAACTTCTTCATGTTATATTAGGCCATTCAGTTATAGTTTCAGAGAATCCAAATTCGTCATCCGGGTCAGTATCTTGTGGAACTGCTGTTGTAACAATCTGAACAAGGTTAATTGGCGTTTTTTGAGTTGAGGTAATCGTATATTTTGCTCGACTATAATCTCCACGAATAACATTATTCGCTTCAAGCAACCTTGTTAAATCTCCAACAATTAGTGTACCTGTATTACTATTACTAAAATAAACTACTTTACCTGTAATTTCTCCACGATTTTGGACTCTGATTGTTTCGCCTGTCGTAAAATAGTTATTACCATTAGCATAATCTACTGTAACTTGTTGAGTTACTCTGTCATTAGGTTCATTGTAAATATTTGTAAATGCACGACCATATGATATGCCGCCATTTGCAGAATTATTTGCATAAGCGTCACCAATAAGTCCAATGTCGCCTTTGACAGGTGGCCATAAAAATGATTTTACTGTGAACTCTAAATCCCAAAGAATTAATCTTGTTGTAGAAAAATCACCTTCATAATCTGTGGTTGTATTAACAGAATTTAATATAACAGGCATGTCATATTTTTTGCCCATCTCATTAATAAAATTAACCGAAACAGTAAAATCTGGTGAGAAAAAAGGAAGAATCTGTTCTACGATTTGTGTACCATCTTCTGTGTTTCTTACATAGATTGACATTGAAAAATTAAAATCATAAGGAACAGGAACATATTGTGATTTGATACCTGTTGTAGTCTGATTAAAATTTTGTAGTGTTGATATTTGTTTTCTTCCAGAATCGTAAGAAATGCCTGTCATTTCAAAAGAAATTCTAGGAACAACAGTATTGATAGACCTTGTAAATGTAGGGTCTTGTGTAATTTTTGTTATGTATTTTTCTTTTGAACCATAAGATAGTGGCACTTTAAATTTTTCATATGAAGTTG